CGGGCAATTCGCCCTTGGCGATGGCGTCGCCGATGACGTAGGCCCACATGGGGTTGCAGTATTGCTCGATGACCAGGGTCTGCCACTGGCCCATGAAGCGATCCGCCTTGGCCGCGATCAGGCGCATCGACGCGCCGCCTGCCTTGGTCGGGTCGGCCGTAAACTCATAGGGCAGCACGCCCTGGGCAATCGCCCGCTCAAGCGCCGCGTTGAATCCCGTCCAGGCAGGGCTGGGGCGGTTAGGCATCACGACCTTCATGTCCTCGCCGGGCTCGAGCACCAGCATCTTGCCGCCCATCTCTTCGCCGACGGAGCCACCAGAGGCCTGACCGAGACCGTTGAGGTCGGCCACCATGCTCTCGTCGATGGCGCCGCCGGTCTTCGTCAGCACGCGGGTGACATCGCCTACATCCTTCACTGCTTTCTTCTCCAGCTCGAAGATCTCGGTCTGGTCCTGCAGGCTCGACAGCACATGCTGAAGGGCAGGGATGCCGTGGACCGCAGACGAGCGGGTGATGTTGGCCACCTGCATCACGGCCTCATTCTTGATAAATCGGGAGGTGCCGTCGTCGTTGTAGATGTTCCAGCCGACGATCTCGCCGTACTGGCCAAGCTGGCAACCGTCCCACATGCCCTTCGGGGCTTCCTCATTCTTCGGGTTGCCGACGCGGTGGGTCTCGACGAGCTGGACCTTCGGGTTGCCGTCCTTATCGCGCACCTTGATGAGGAAGATCTCACCGTCGTAGAAGGCCGTGCGGGCGATGATGGCCTGCACCTGGGCGTCGCTGAAGCGCCCGGTGATGTCCATGCGGTGACCGTACTGGGTGTAGTAATCGGTGTAGAGCTTGGCGTTCTCGGGCGAAGACGCGTGGGAGGTCGCGGTGATTCCATCGCCGACCACATAGGTCACGAGGTCGTTGCCGGCCTGCACGGCTGGCGGGTAATTCTTCTCCGCGTAACGGCTCTTCTGGACCATCGTCAGACGGTCATAGGCCGTCATGTCCTTGCGCTGATCCTGCGGCATCGAGCCGTACCAGATACGGCGGGCCGGAGAATAGACCGTGCTGCTGAAGTTGCCGCCCAGATAGGAGGAGGCCTGGGGCTTAGGAGCGGACGCGGCGTCGCCGGTGGCGGGGGCCACGGGCTTCTTCACGCTGGTCTTCTTCTTTTTCGGGGCGGGCATAAGGTCTTAGTAACGGCGGTACTGCCAATTGGTAGACAGGACGCTCGTGCGCTTCAAGGCCGCGTAGGCCAGGGGGTCGAAATTATAGAGCGCGTAGGAGGCCTCATCCAACATCTGCTTGGGCGGAAGGGCCCAGGACTTCGTGACGCTGGAGCCGGAGTCGGAATAACTTACGACCGCCAGACCTTTCTTGATGGCGTCGACGGCCGTCTTGCGGATCGCAAGCAGCTCTTCTTCTTCCAGCCCGATGAATAGTCCAGATGCCATGGTTGGTTCTTAACCTTGGGCAGAGGGTAAAGAGGGGACTGACCGCCGGGTTCCAAGACCCGAGCACTGCAAGCCATTACAGCACCAACTATGCACCGGCGGCCAGTCCTCAGATGAAGGTGCAAGGCTTGGCATAAAGGTCAAGCATCCAACGGAGCCTGGTCAGCGGCGCCTTCGCGGCCGACGATACCCCAGCGCACGGCGGCCAGCATCGCCAGCAATTCGCAGTCGAAGGCGTGGTTATCTTTTTTGCCAGCAGGCAGAATCCACTGGGGCTTGCCCGTGCGGGAGTCGCGCACACGGACCTCGGCCGACATCTGCTCCTGGTAGTCGGCCACGGCGTCGCGGGCGTAGGTGTGCACCTTGCGGGCTCGCAGGCCTGACAGCAGGTCCTTGCCGGCGAGGTTAGACCAGACGATCAGGCGGGCGCGGTTGGTCTGCCCTGGCACCATGATGGCCTGCACGTCGGAGTAGAAGCGCTTGGCCGTCTGGCCTCCGGCGCCCTTCACCGTGAAGTCTTCCTGGCCCGAACCCTTGGCGCACTTCCATCCGCGCTTCGCCGTCTCCGCGTAGATGGCTTGTGTCTGGTCTCCAGAGTCCACGATGACCATGGCCCGATGCACCCCGCAGGCCTTGACGAAGTCGTCGACCTGCTGCCACGTCTCCAGCTTGGCGAAGGCCATCAGTCGGCTATGACCGGTGATGGACCACCGACGGGCAACGGCGTACATATGCCCACGTTGCACGTCCACGCCGACGCTACGGCACGGCACCGATCCAGCCGGAGCATCCTTGCGCGGGGCCACCTTCGCCTTGGGTGTGATGACCGCCTCATCCTCCCAGTCGTCGGCCATCGCGTAGTCGCTCGCGGTGACGGCCGAGACCATCGACCCACCCTCGTCAGACCAGGACATCGCAAGGTACTTCTGTTTGAAGATGCGCCGTTGCTCCTCGTCTCCGTAGGTGTCGCTGGCCTCCTTGGCCTTAAGCATGTCGACCGCCAGCGAGCCCCAGCTCGTCGAGGCCAGCGCGTTGACGTGCAGGCCGACGTGCCCGCGCTTCTGGGCCACGCCCATCGGGACGAACTCCCCTTCGGCGTTGCACCTGATCCGCACGTCGTTGGTGTCGGCCAGCCTTGTCGAGCACTTGGCGCACTCGTAGGTCGTGCCCTCCTCGACCTTGCGATGGTCCCAGCCGGCGTCCGTCCTCGCGGTCTCTGGGAAGCGGATGTAATCCCATAGCCAAGGCTGGAGATGCCCGCAGGCCACGCACTTGAAATGCCATTCACGCTGGTCCGTCATCTCGACCAGGTTATGGAAGTCATCACCGACCAGCCCTGGCTGGCTCGCGTAGAGCTTCTTGCTCGTCCACTCGTATGCCTTTGTTCGGGCCATCGACTCCTGCAGCGCTCCCTTCGGCCACTGCCACAGCTCGTCACCGAAGACGAATCGCGTCGAGATACGTTGCAGGTCCTTGTGCGTCGTCGCGCTGTTGTTATAGACAATCGTGCCGTCGGCGAAGTCGATGGTGTCGCTCTTCGCGTTGTCGTGCACCGACAGACTGTCGCGGACCGCCGGCACGACGTTGAAGATGGGTCGCAGGTAACGCAGGGTAAAGTCCTTGGCGTTGTCCTGGTTGTCCATGTAGATGACCATGTTTCCACGGTCGTTGGCCATCAGGTAGGTCGCCGCCAATCGCATCGTCAGCGTCTTGCCACACTGGATTGCCCAGGGCATCGCCAGCACGCGCGTCGACGGGGCGAGGAAGATGCGCAACGCATGGGCCACCCATGGCCAACGGTCTGGACGGTAGCCGCCCTTGAAAGGGGAGTCGGGGATGTTGGTGACGTTACGCGCCAGCCAGATCACCGGGTCGGCGTTATCTGGCGGGGTCAAAGCCTTGCGCCCGATGGCCAGCAGGTCGGCGCCGTTCACTTGCTCAGGTCCTCGCGGGTCTTCCTCACCCAGGAGCTTAGGACCTCCATCGCCTTCGGCGGGTCGTTTGGGTTGCAGGCCTCGCCGGCCTCGACGGGCAGCTTGTCCAATCGGGCCAGCACTTCGCCCATCAGCTTGAGCATGGCGTCCTGCGCTTCGCTTGCCTTGATGTAGTCTCGGGCCAGCACCGCCCGACGCTCCTGCTCTTCCTCCAGCGCGATCAGGGTCTTGAGGGATTGGTTGTAGGCCGTCTGGTACTTGCCCTGGTTAGGGTCGCCTGTCTCCATCGCAGCCTCCCACACCCCACGCGCCCGACCGACCAGACCTCGGTGCTCTTCAATCGTGTCGGCCAGACTGCCATCGTCGAGCTCGGCCACCTTCGGCTTGGGCGCTCCGCGCTTCTTCGCGGCCTGTCGCTCTTCTCGCCAAGCCTTTGCCGCGTCGACGCTGTCACCGGGCATTCCCTCCTTGAGCAGGATGCTCACCCGTTGGCCAGTCAGGCCCAAAGCGGAGGCCAAATCCTTGATTTTTAGCATCGGTTATTTGGCGGCTTTTTTGGTTTGTTTCCCAACCTTGGAAAAACGCCCAAAACCCCCGTTATTTTTTACCGGAGGTGTTCCGCCA